TTCTACAACACGGACGTACTTAGCATTACCATTAACATGGACGTTATTGACGGCTCTTCTTTATCGGGAGGGGAGTCTCTACCTATCCCTCAATTACAGTACCTGCCTACAAATCCAGACGCCTACTTACGCGATAGAATTGTTTTTAAAAATCAAGTGTTTACTCCTAAGAGAGTGCTTCCAAAGGGAATTATTACAGACGACTACACCTTGTTTGATATAGACTGCTATCAAGTAAACCCAGAAGAATTAATAAATGACCCACAATTTCAGCAATACGCTACATATTCACCACACGGCCCTAAAGATACTTACCTTTAAGAAAGAGACCGACAATGGCTAAAATTACAGTTAGCGGAGTAAAGCACTCCATAAAAAAAACTAAAAAGGGCGATGTTGTAGTAGATCACCCACCTAGCGCTAAAGCTGGAAAAAATGATAAGATTAACCTAACCAAGAAAGCTGGAGTTAAAACCGTTAAAGCCGGGGAACGAGCTACCAGAGCTTGGCATAGAAAAAACCCACATAAGGGGGGCAAGTAATGGCTGCTCAAGGTCCTTGTTGGGAAGGGTACGTACAGGTAGGTATGAAGACCAAAGGCGGTAAAAAAGTGCCAAACTGTGTACCTGCAGGTAAAGGAAAAGACAAAGTTGCTAAACCTAAGAAAGGTAAAAAATAATGGTTAAGAAGCTGTCCCCAAAACAAAAGAAAATTGCCGGTGTCGCCAAGCCCAAGAACGAAATAACCGGAGAAGATTTTAAGGGCCTAAAAAAGAAAAAGAAAGCAGGTAAGAAATAATGTGCGCAACATGTGGATGTGGAAAGAAAAAAGGTCAGCCAGGATTTGGTAAAGGCAAGCCTAAGGCTAAAGCCTGTACTTGTGGTACCTGCAAGGCATGTAAGGCAAAGAAGAAGTAATGTGCGCTACCTGTGGCTGCGGAATGCCTATGAACAAGCACGGTCAAAAGACCCTAAAGGAAGCCAATAAGAAATTTTCCAAAAAGAAAGACTCAAAAGGCAAGGCCAAGAAAGCAAGTATGGTAAGAAAAAAGGGTATGTAAAAGAATTATTGACTTAGCCCCCGTAAGGGGGCTTTTTCATTTATCCTTGTTTTTAACGCCGGAGCAATCCGGAACCCTGCAGCTTGACCCCGCATCTCTCCCTTTGGAGGTTTTTTATGATTTATCTACTTGATAGAATGGCTCGTGCTGAAACTGAAGCCGATAAAGAGCAATTCGTCCGCGGTGTTTTAGGTCTAGACAAATTCCATGCTGGCTCAATGGTAGCCGGTTGGATTGCAGGAAGTCTAATCTCTAAAGCAATCGTGGGCCGTAAATGAGACTAGCGGAGATACTTAAGAATTCTATAAACGAGGGCGCTAGGTTTGATACCTTTAAAACCACAATTGCCCTACAAAAATACTGCTCTGATGCTGGTTGGCCGGCCGAGGTCGTAAATAACCTTTCTATTATTAATAATAATAACGAACACGTTATCTACTACCCACCCTACCTAACCTCTAAAGTTAATGATCTTGAGTATGGCACCCAGGGAACCCCGCCAAGCTACGTCCTAAGAAAATTTTTAAATAACATCGATGATTCTGCATACGCCCAGGGAATACTGGAGGCGATGTTCTAATGCCTTTTATTCTTAATGAAGATAAAGCCCTAAAATTAATGCTCACCGGAGTAACTGTCTCCGACAGCGGCAACTCTGCTCGCCCCGTAGGCGTATGGTTTGGACAACCGGATCTAGAAATCCGCGTACAGTCCTATCCATATATGACCATAGATTTTCTTGGGTATAACGAAGATTTTGAAAGATCTCATCGTGGTGAAATCCAAATGCCTTATTTTCCAGAAGGTGCTAATACCACTCAACAGTACATGACAGAGTTCCCAATACCAGTCTACCTTGACTATCAGATCACTACCTGGGCACGTCAGCCTAGACATGATCGACAAATCATGGCAGAAATGGCTACTGGACAACGCATACCTTTACGGTATGGATCAATAATAGTCCCGGAAGATAGAACGGTTCGCCGTTTAGATTTTCTGGGTTTTACAAAAAAAGATACGACAGACGAAAATGGTAAACGTCTATTTTCTAATGCTTACACAGTTAGAATTAGCGCTGAAATCTTGCCTGTTGTTCTTGAACAAATGATCGAAGTAACAGAAACCAACGTCCAGCTTACTAGCCAGTCTAATGATTTCGTCACAATATCCTCATCATAAGGTAACCCAAAGAAAACCAACCCAACCTAAGGAGTAAAACAGATGGCTACATATAGCCGGCCAGGAGTCTTCATTAATGAAGTCGCCCTGCCTCAAACAGTTGAATCTGCCAACACTAGCCAATCTCGTGGCGCTTTTGTTGGTACATTTGCAAAAGGTCCTACAGCTGCACCAGTATTGCTTACAAACTGGTACGATTTTGTAAAGACATTTGGCGGAGTATCAGATTCATACCCAGCAACCTGGGCTCTCTATGCCTTCTTCGCTAACGGCGGACGTCAGGTATACGTAAAAAGAGTCGTAGGTTCCAGCGCTGCTGCTGCATCAGTCACTCTTGTTGACCGTGCATCATCCCCTATTTCTACCCTAACCCTTAACGCATCTAATCCAGGTACGTGGGGAAATTCCCTAAAAGCAGATATAACTTCTGCATCAGCTACAACCTTTAATCTTACGATTTCTGATGGGGATAACATCGTAGAACAATTCAGTGACTTGAGTATGTCTAGTACAAACTCTCGTTATGTAGTGTCTTATGTAAACTCAAGCTCAAGTTATGTAACAGTAACTAATCTAAACTCTGCCACTGCTTCTCCAAGTAATCAACCAGCAGTAGCATCAGCAAGAGCGTTTACTAGTGGTGCAAACGGTTCTACCCCTACTCGTGGTAACTTCTCAACTGCGCTATCTACTTTTGATACTATCAACGTCCCTCTCTTAATCAATAACGCAGACGCTGCTTATGCATTTGCATCCGGTGGAGATAACTCAGCTCGTACAGCTGCAATTGCTCTACAAGGTGACGTAGCCGCATATGCCGAAGCTCGAGGAGATGCTTTTGCAATTGTTGATCCTCCAGCAGGATTAACCGCCGCTGAAGCCATCACTTATGCTGGAGAAGTTAAAGCAGCATTTTCTGCTTCCGGAGACGGTGGCAACACAGCTACATACTTCCCATGGATAGTAATTCCAGATCAACTAAGCGCTGCTACTGCAGCAACTCGTATCCTTCCTCCTGGACCTGCCGCAATGGGCAAGTACTTAGACACTGACGCTACTCGCGGAGTGTTTAAGACACCAGCAGGTTTTGGAACACGTATTGCAAACGCTGTTGCTCTAGAGCGTACGCTAACAAACTCAGAGCTAGACTCCCTAAACGTTGCCTCAGCTCCAGTAAACGCTATTCGTAACGTTCCTGGTGCAGGTGTAGTAATCATGGGTGGTCGTACTATGAATAACACCCCAGGTGAGCGTTACATTAACGTTCGCCGTTCAATGATTTTCTTAAAGAAAGAAATGACTGATCGCAGTACTTTCGCAGTCTTTGAGAACAATAGTGAGCGTCTCTGGAACCAAATCCGTACTTCTTTAGGTAACTTTCTTCGTGACTACTGGTCACAAGGCGGTCTACGAGGAGCTACCCCAGCAGCAGCTTATTATGTAAAATGCGACAGCTCAAATAATACTCCCCAGCAGATTCTTACTGGCCGAGTTAATATTGAAATTGGCGTAGCTGTGGAGTACCCAGCAGAGTTCATCGTGATCAGCATTGGGCAGATCACCGGAAGCGCTACGGCGTAAGGAGATAACAAAAAATGGCTAATGCATTTACTAACGTATTATCTACGTTAGCAACCGATCCAGTACGTAATTTCCGGTTCCTGGTGGAATTTCTACCCCCTTCAGGTACCGCAACCCCAACCTGGTCATTTGATGCCAAAATGGGTTTTACGTCTGTTTCTGGTTTAACAGTAGCAACAGAATCAATTCAGTACCGTGAAGGTGGCTACAACACAACTGTTCACCAGCTTCCTGGTCAAACTTCATTCAGCCCGGTTACATTTAGCCGCGGTGTGATGCTAGAAAACTCACAAAACTATAAGTGGATGCGTCGTCTATTTTCAGTAATTAGTGCAGGCGCAACTGCAGGTGTTGGAGCGGATTTCCGTTGTGACATCGATATTAAGGTTCTAAGCCATCCAAATGCTTCAGGCCTTACAGTAGAAGCACCAGCAGGTACCAAAGCCGGTACAGCTGCCGATCCACACGTAGCTCTACGCTTCCGCGTATACAATGCGTGGATTACTAACCTTTCCTATAGCAATTTAGATGCCGGAGGCAACAGCCTAATGGTTGAAGAAATGACTGTAGTTCATGAAGGTTGGGACGCTACATACGCAGAAAACTACACAGCTTCAGCAGCAGTATTCAACACAACTGGCGCAATCCAGGGTTCAGAAAACACTAATCAGTCATAACTAACAAAGGGTATATAACATGAGTACAAGTACTATAAATGCCGCAGAAAATCCGGCATTGGCAAATAAAATAGCGCAATCTTTATCAGCAGTAGTTGTCGAAGAAGCGGTGGGGTCTACACCAGTTATTACGATCCCATCGCTTCCCGACACAAACATTGAGCTACCTGGGGGATTTTATGACCCTATGGATGATCAACTAGTTACTACCGCTGAAGTTAGAGAATTAACCGGAGCTGACGAAGAAGCTATCGTTAAGCTTTCAGAACCAGGAAAAGCATTGATGTTAATCCTAGAACGAGCTACTGTGTCTATTGGTGGTAAGCCTGCAGACAAAGAAACGTTGGGAATGCTACTAGCAGGTGACCGAGAGGCTCTTTTGTTAGGCATTCGTTGTGTTACTTTTGGATCTGAAATTGAACTAGATACCGTATGTAGTCGTTGTCCAGAAGTTCAAAACTTTAAAATTGACCTGAAAAAAGACGTAAAAGTAAAAACTTTAAGCGACAGGGTCAATGATCGTAGATTTACTCTTGATCTTAAAGTAGGTCGAGTAAAGGTAGCCCTCCCTACAGGAGATACTCAAAACAAGTTAATCAACGCGTCTAACAAAAATGTTGCAGAGCTTGACACTCTGCTCTTAAGTAGCTGCGTACTAGAAATTAACGATGTCCCAGTATTGGGTCAAGCTCAAATTCGTAACTTAGGTATAAAAGATCGTAGAACAATTTTGGAAGAGATTGCCGACCGCAATCCTGGTCCACTACTAAATGAAGTGAAAAAGGCCTGTGGGACGTGCGGCCAGGAGGTAGACCTGCCATTAACACTGGCAGACTTGTTTCGTTCATGAGACAAGCTACCAAATGCTTATCGACTCCTACGACGTTTTAGCCCAGTTCTATCCAGGCTGGTCTTTAACAGAGTTACGAAATTTAACGGCAAGAGAACGATTAGTTTTCTTATCTAAAGCAGCTACAAGACCTAAGGTGGTGAATTATTAATGGCCGAACGCGATCCTAAAGGAAACTTAGGAGATAGCCTTGCCGAGACTG